GTTATCGCAGTCGAGTTGCCGTTATCGACAATACTGGTATTTAATAACTCTCGGCTTACTTTAGTTAAAGCCATTAGTCAGCCTCCACTTTAATTAAGGTAGTTTCTAAGTTTTCTAATTCGGCTTGATTGGCACTTTGAATGCGCGCTTTAAGTGCTTTACAACTAGCTCGCTGCGCAGTGATAAACTCATGCATGGCACGAAAGTCTTGGCTCTCGCCGTTCATGCTGGCACTGAGCAAGTTAAATTGTTTATGCGGCGGATACTTCTCAACAATGGCGCTATGACACTGTAAATTAGCTGCATTAATCAATTTATTTTGATATAACGAAAGCGACTCCTCACTCATTACCAACACCCATTTATTATTTTTAAAGACAATTTCGTCATCCTCTGTAAAAACTGGGGGTGGGACCTTTGTGTAGGCGGATAAATCGCCGGTATAGGGGTCTGTAATTTCAATCTCTTTTGCGGTTTGTGTGTGGTAATAAACACCCGCGACGCGTTTCTTTACTTGCCATTTCTCATCGATAAGCATTGCATACTCATCCTTTTGGCACACAGGCGGCTTATCAAAAGAGGCATAGGGGAATGGGCCAGTATATACAGGTTTGCCCTGGCGTTTTGATGCTATCGGGTCAAGATCCGCATTCCGCTTATCAATATAGATAAAGTTATCATCGGTAATATAAATTTGCTTATGCATAGTACACCCATAGTCGGAGACCAAAGTTTTTCATCCTTGCATCCGTACCGCCTTCTGTTGATGTTTTGCCCACATTGGCTTGGCTTGTCGTACCTAGAATTTCATAGCGATATATACCTTCTGAGTAAGTTAGAGCATGAAAATCATGCGCGGCTGTGGTTGACGATAGCGCGGTAGAATTAGTAGTCGCCCCAGAATCGTGAAATGCAAAATGGTGATGGCTGGCGTTTCTATCGCCTTGAATACTGCCCGGCGCATCGCCCGACGCTGACGATTGTGATGAAAGTGCATCATAAAACATAGGAGTTCGTGAAGAGGCATCAGGGTCAATGCCTTTGCCATCGTCTGTAACCCGTGGCACACGACCTCGCGGGTCCATCGTGTTAAACGTGGTACTGCCATTACCAAGACCCAACGTGTTTGAACCAGAGGGACCACATTTAGCAAAAAGCGCTGCATAATCGCTGCGATTATAAGCATTACCGTTACAGGGCAATGTGTAATCGGGCTGGGTATCCGCCCATATGTAAGTACCCACACGATCTAAATAGGCCGCTATATAGGCTTTGACCGATTGCTGCGTGGGAACTTTAGTCGCAGAATTTGACGCAAAATCATCTTCGTCTAATACAAACTGCATGGCGGCAGTTGAAGCATCAGCATTCATCACCGCACCGGCGCTATCAATATGTTGATCCACCATCGACACCACGTCCGCAGGGGCAAAACGCCGTATCGCGGTCTCGGTGCCTGCTGTTCTTTCTGAGCTAGATACTTGACCCACTTGGTTGTTGTAAGCCGTTTCTATTTCGGCATCGGTTTGGTCGGCGGTTGCACTGGTTTCAATGCCTGATAATTTGGTTTTTTCGGTATCAGTAAATGCGTTGGTATCTGCATTACTTTCGTAAGCGGTTTTAATTTCGGCTGCTGTCTGATCGGCGGTTGCACCTGCTTCTATACCATCCAACTTGGCACCATCGGTGGCGACATCGCGCCCATCAAAGGTGGAATTGGTTGTTATCGCGCCGGTCATTGCACCGCCAGACTTGGGCAATGCATTCTCTGCCAGGGTGCCTTGGGCAGCCGTGGCAAGGTTACTAAATGATGATGTCAAACCTGAGGCCGGTGTGATAACAATGACCTCTACCGCAGCACCGTTGGGGGGTGCGGTTGAGAACGTCAGTGTTGTACCTGTGACGCTATAAGTGGTTTTAGTTTGATAAACGCCATCGATAAAAACCTGTGTATTATCTTCGGTGGTAGGATCAATGGATAAGGTAAGGGTAGTTGTAGACCCATCCCCCGTCATGGTGTTGAGGTTAAGATCAGTGCTGGTGCTTATTTCGTCGAGTCCGGCTGCGGTAAGGCGATTTTCTGCTTTATCGCCAGAAGAAAATGCGCGAGCAGTGGTGCCTTCTTGAGCGCGTATCGCGGTCAAAGTATTTGAACTAACACCCGTCACTTTAACGATCTCTAAGTTACCGGCGGTGTCTTGTAACGTCACATAGAAATAGTCCGAGCTTGAGATACTGGGAAATGCAGTAGCATCAGATACAGGTATGGATGTATCCGAAAGCGCTATACCTGCTGATAACGTGGTTTTGCCGTTATTAGAAAACTTTACCGACATAAATTAGCCTCTACTATGAAGCAGTAATCGCCCAGGTAATCGCCATAGCATCGGGCGTGTCTTTATTCACAACGCCGGCAAATACAGTGCGGCACAGCATGGTTCCGCCGGAAGATGCGTTAAAAATCCCCGCTTCATTTAAGCCGGTTAGGCTGCTCGGTGTACCGGCTGGGAAATTTGCGATATAGGTAATGGTTGAGCCAGATACGCTGGATGAAGTCAGTGCCACACGGGCAGACTCTGAACCAAGACCAGTATCACTAGCAGCAGCGGTGGAAGCGCTCGTACCAATAGCCATATGGCTCATGGCGGTTGCCGTGGTATCTTTCATGCGCGATACGACAAAGCCTTTACCCGCCGTTACTACAAGATTGGGGATCTCTTGCACAACTTTGTCATTGATTGTTACCGTGACATGTCCGGTTAATTTAAGATCTGATTGGAGTTTTGGCATTTCTAAAGCCTCTATTAATTAAGAATTAAGGGTGTATGTATTAAGCGCGGAGGTGTTCAGCACGGCGGATGCGTCGCCCAGCAAAACGAAACTGACGTTTTCGCTAAACGACAACGAATCGGATAGCGCCTTAGTCACTGAAAATTGCTGAGAATCACTTAGGGCAAAGCCATCTGTTGGGCTTTTGTCGAACACAATGGTCTGTGTATCACCGAGCGAAAAGATATTGGTTTTATCGGCATCAACCGCCTTGCTAATTGCGTCCACCGTGGTGGTGTCGTCGAGGGTAAACGCATCAGAAAAAAAGCGGTTAAACGTCACCACATGACTAAACGTATCAGCAAATAAGACACTATCAGCGACGTTTTTAGTAACGTGTAATGTGGCGCTTGTATCTGAGATAGTGTAAGAGTCAGCTTGCGTTGACTCGTATAAAATAGACACCAACTCACCTAGCGTTAGGCTCTCGGTCAATGGCTTATCAATAGCAATCGCGGTAACATCCGACACGCTGACGCTATCACTAAAGTTTCGTTGAATGATCAGAAAAACATCCACTTGATCAGAAAAAGACAACGCATCTGATAAGCCTTTTTGGATTTCTTTCACATGATCGTCGGTAAAACCGCTCAATGAATCCGCAAAGGTCTTTTGTGTTTCAAGTGAGGGCTGATCTAGTACACTAAATGTTTCATTGCGGATATATTGATTCAGCGTTTGCGGGTCCAAGAAAATCTCGGTGGCCATAATGTCTTGCCAATCAATCACACCTTGTGCGAACTGGCAGGCAACCTGTGCATCAATCTTTACAATCGATGTAATGGCTTTTAATGTAATGTCGCTTTTCAGAGCCATCAGTCAAAATCACTCCTAACTTTTAGCCTGATCAGGTCATAGACTGTCTGGATCCCACCGGAGGAAAACGTAATTTCTATTTCGCCCTCAAACGTACCTGCAGTATCCAGGGTGCCAGTGGGGAAATCGGTTGCGACCTTGCCTGCCGCGCCATCGACAATCAAACAGGTCAAGGTGGTTTTAATGGTGTTACTGCCTACTTCTCTAAGGCGTAATCGAACCGTGCCGCCGGATACATTTATCGGCAACCAAGTGTCAGGGTTATCTGGATTTAAGGTCTGGCCAACCGCCGCCGTATTGCTGTCGCGCAGCGTAAATTTAAGTTCTGGCAGCGTATCGCCCGTGACCAACTTAATAGTTTGTGAATAGGCCATTAGATAAACTCCCGGTACTTGGCAGTTAAGGCACCCCCGGTAAAGCCGTATTTAGCCTCGCGGTGAATGCGCCCGACTTCGGATTCGTAGGCTTGGGCATTAATCTGCGCCATATTGAGCGAGGTCCACGACTGACCATTCATGGACTGCATCCGCGCCAGTGTGCCTTTCACAATGGTCTGGCGATTTTCACGGGTAATCGTGTTAGGCAAGCTGATACTGTCACTGCTAGGTTTTAATGAATAGAGAACGCGGTAGGTGTAGGACGCATCCGGAACCGGTGCTACATAAAAAATATCGTTATCGCGCATCGCATAGTAACGTGGGCGACCCTGAATGCTCTCGTTACCCAATACCTGCAATAAGCGGTTATAACTGGTGGCTTTTAATAACGTGCGGTTATCATAAATATCAAGAATATGATTCAGTTCCGTGCCAATAGGGATAGTCACTTCATACTCTGTTAGCCCCTTTAAAATAATCACATCTTCGGGTTCTGCGATATACACATCGGTGCGTTGACAAAAATCAATGCACACATCCCTGACCATGCGCTCAATCAAAAAATCCGGCGCACCGGCCACATCGGGGCGAATAAACTGATTAAACTCTGAATATTTCATAGCCGCCCTGCATTGCTGTCAGGGTTGGCCGGTAGCGGTGTAGTGGCCATATCCGCTTGGGTTTTTATCCCCAAGGAGTTGGCAAAGCTCTGATAGTGCATCATGGCTTTTTGCTGATTACCGGCGTACTCTGAATCTTTCTGATAGGCGCGGTGCAGCACATAATCTAAGAGGCTATTGCCATACACATCGTCCACCGAGATCACGGTGGTATCAGTGGCAAAGTTGCTAACACTAATATCCGCCGGCGATTCGGAATAAATAATCTCTAAAGAATGAGCGGTAGTGGCTTGGGGATACACATAAAAATGTTTGGGGTCTGCCGCATCGTAGATAAAATGCTCAATCTTATTGCTACCGGCAGTGGTTTCATGCCAGTTGGGTAATTGCTCATCAAGGAGTTTGCGATCCACTTGGGTTACAGCACGGCCATTGGTATTGCGCACCACATCGAGTAGGCGCAGTGCTGCAGTTGGGATAGTCTGCTTACTGCCTGCCACACAGGTTAAGGTGGTATTAACCGTTTTGGCGTCGGGGCGCTGCATCACCACTTCGCGCTGGGCATCATTAAAAAATGTTAATAGCTCAGCCTGGGGAAAACGCACATGGCTCGTATCTTGAAGGATAATCGAGGCGCGGTTAATAATATCAACGACTTTGGTAGTGGCCACTACTCACTCCAGGCAATCACTTGCAAATCTGAGTTGCCTTTCCAGATCGGGTCGTAATCAAATTCATTCCCGGTAATCACATTTTTCACCCGCAAAGGCACCGGCTGTTTTTTGACGGGCGCAGGGTTTTCCCGCGCTTTGCTTAAACGACTGACCTGATCTTCCAGCTGATCGAGGGTTAAGCGGCGATCTAACGTGACATCAAATTCGGCTTTAGCCTTCTGATATAACGAGTCTTTTTTGGTCGCGGTGGTGGTCATATCAGCGCCTTTTTTTCATCATTTTTTTACCAGCGGCTTTACTGGTTTTTTTGGCGGCAGCTTTTTTGGCGGCTGCTTTACCGGCGTGGGTGTAGGGGTATTTCTTTCCGTTAACCATTGGCATAGGGTTCTCCTGTTAAAAAAGAGGGGGGGCTTGCGCCCCCCAAAGAGAGGTTAAGTCCACTTACCAACGCAGAGCGCGTTAGGCACCACAACTTTGCTGCCGTAGACCTTTAGGCCACGAACCGCATCGCCAAAAGTGGTTTCTAGGCGTACTGTTTCGGTATTAGTGAATTGAGAAGCGAAGGAAATCGCTTTGGGATGGCCAGCTAACACATGGGTATAGCCGGAATCTGTGCCGCTGCCAGGGGTGTAAAGCATATTTGACTGATACACCGTAAAGCGATCGACCATGCCCACCTGGCCATTTCTGAGTGGTGAAGTACCATCACCGGTCAGGTAGGCTTGACGAAGTTCTGATTGCTTGAGCAGTGATACAAATTCAGGTGAGAGAACGATAAATCGCCCCTCTTCTGGAATATTCAGCTCATCAAGGGCTTTAGCCTGGTCAAGAATGCTGGTGAGAATATTGCTGGCAGTAACCGTGGTTTGTGCGCCAATAGTGGTGGCGCCGGTGACTACATTGGCTAGAACGTCCGTTTCCACCGCCACACGCATGGCTTCTGCTGCATCTTTAGAGGCTTCTTGGAGTAAGCTAATATCACTTTGCGCTTGCAATACGTCATCAATTTTAAAGTTGTATGACTTAGCCTTATCGATTAATAGTTCAATCGTTGAGGTGGTCAGCTCTTGCAAGCTCAGTGTGCCGGTGTAGTCGGCAACGGTTACGGCGGGTACGGTGCGAATATTAACCTTATCGCCCTGCCCTGAAATCTCGCCTTCATAATCTGTATTAGAGATCGCGGGTAGAACGGATTGAGAATAAAACTTCGCTTGGAGTAATTTGGAAAATACCTCTGGGATAAAATTAACCTCAGAGTTAGTTCCGGTAGAAAAAAATGAAAAGGCCACAATAAAATACCTATGTTGCGTTAATTAACTCCGCACAATCGAACCTTCCGCCATGGCCTTAAAAATCTCATTCTCGTATTTCTCAAACTCTTCATTGGAAAGACTTTTAACGTCATTCAGCGTCCAGGTTCGCTTTTTGGCGGAACCTTCAGGTTTTCGAGCCTTGGGCAAGCGGGGTTCGGCCACCGCTTTAGCCTTCTCTAAAACCTGTTCACGCGACGATTTACTGGATTCAGTGGGTGCCACATCCGCCTTAAATTTGTTGAGAACAGCCACCGCATCATTGGACGAACCGTTTTCCACCCAATATTTCACCTGGGCATCTTGCAGCTCGAGCCAGTCCAGCCACTGATCGGATTCGATCACTGCATCCACGTCGGGATGGGCCTGTTTAATGCGGTCAAAATGCGCTTCTCGACTCGCTTGCTGTTCTTGGAGCGATTGCGCTTCTTGCTGTTTTGCCAACAATTCTTTGGCTTGTTGCACTTCGGCCTGGGTGCGCTCCAGTTCGTCTAACAGCGGTACTGCCAGATCCGGATAATCCTCTTTGATCTGGTCAATTTTCGCGGTATCACGCGCCGGCGCTTGGGCCGCACTCTTTAGCTCCTCAAGCTCACTTTGCATCTGTTCGTTTAAACGTCGCAGATCTGCCGCTTCTTGAGAGGCTTTAGTCATTTTTGCTTGGGCATTTTTGTAGCGTTGATTCGCCTTTTCGATGGCTATCTGCGCGTCAGATAACTCGTCGCTGTTATCCTCTGGCTCAGGTTCTGCCGTATCCGCTACCTCCTCCGCTTCGGGTTGGGGGTCGGGGGCGGTGTCGCTGGTCTCTGGTGCTTCAGGGTCCTGTGTTTCGTTCTCGTCAGGCGTGTCTGATAAATGGGCTTCGAGTTTGTCCAGCATTTCCTGGGCTTCTGCCTCAAGTTTGTCGGGGTCGTTTTTCATCATCGGGTTCCAGGGGAAGTGTCCGGTTACAGGGAGTAAATGCGTGTCCTGCTAGGGGTGCTTTCACTTTCTAAAACAGCTTTCGCTGTGGTTTCTAAATCAAGCAAAAAGCGCAGCTCGGCTGCACGACCTTGCTCGATCCTAAAATTCGTTTGATCGGCGGTTTCTAATCTGACTTGGGTAGCGGTGAGGCGCTCGTTAAGCAGCTGGCGCAGGTCCGCCCATTGGGGGTGGCTCGACAGGGTTTTCAGCGCCCTGGCTTGCGAGGGCGAGCATTTGTTGCTGTTGGAGTGCTGCTTCTTGTTCCGCACGAATCTGCTCTTCACTTTTAATCAAGTCATCGGGGTCGATGTCCATGCTGTACGCAATATCGCGTAGCAACTTGGGTCTATCGACCAGAGCCGTATCCATGGGGTTTGATATGAGCGACAAGAATTGTAAAAGTCGCTGAGATTGCACCTCTTTTTGAATTAGGGCGGTGCTGCCCCTAGCGGCGATTTTTAAGTCGCCCTTTGCTTTTTCGTTAATACCAAATTGCATTTGAAAGTGGTATATATCATTAATCATAGGGGCTATTAAAAAATCGTCAATATTTTTTATAATCGATTTTAACGCCACATTGGCTGCGCCCATCAGCATCGACATACCGGTCGCGGTTTTATTTAATGAAGCGGTTTGTTCACCGTGGGTATAACTGGGCAAACTCGTTGTTTCATCGGCAAAGCGTCTAAATATTTCGACGATCTGGTTAAGGCCATTGGCATTGGCTATGGGTTGGTAATAGCGTACCGCTGGCATACTGCCATCACCGCCAGCGCGTAAAAAGACTCGCCAGGGGTGAATATCCGTGGGGTCTTCACCGGCTTCTAATAAATCCGTATTGACCTCCACCATAGGTGCGGAACTCATGGCCATATTATCCAGCCAGATACGGGTGGCCGCATTCATGGTAGATTGGGAATCGCGCATCATGCGCGGAATACCCACCCCCCAGAATTGGTGCGGCGTACGCTCGTAGGGGAATACATTGTAAGGAATACGGTAGCCACGGATGGGGTTTAGCGCCGCTTTAATCACTTTGCCACCGCAGAGCCAAATATTGGCATCAAAATCAGCGCTTAAATCCGTACCCTCTTCCATTTCAATGCCATGGTCGGCCAGATCATAACCGTCCACCGATCCCCAATACTCCAATAATTGAAAACGATTGGATTCGCCCTGATCGGTAATACCGGCTATCTGCCGTCGCGTGCGCTCATGGGTTTCCTCAGAGTGGTTGCCATTGCGATGGGTTTCAATCAGTTTTTTGATCATAGCGCCATCAAATTCACCCAGATCTGCCAACTCTCTAAACTGGCGCTTGGTTAAAATATGGCGGCGAAATAGCCCATTGCAGTTATCTAAATCGGTACTATAGGGGTCGGGGTAAAGATCAAATACCGAGACTGATTCAATATCCGGCTTAACCGATTCAATCACCGCCAATTGGTAGCCCATTTGGCCGTTTTCGTCCTGCATTTTTTGGTAGGATTGCACCCGGTCAATTTTGACTGTACCGGCTTTAATCGCGCCACTGCCAAAAATACAGGCCTCTAAAATCGAGTTTTTTAATTTTTGATCGGCATTGGCTTCCGAGAGAATATCATCAATATCTACCTTCATTTCCCGGGCGGCGGCCTCTGCTATTTCTGTTTCAAGGGCGATCAGCTCCTCCTCAAGCTCAACAATGCGCTCAGCCACTAAGGCCTCTTGTTGTTCTGGGGGTGCGCCTTGGGCCAAGGTAAGAATTTCCTCCATCGCCTGCTGACGAATGGCGGCCATTTTCATCGGATCTATTTGCGCGCGGGGGGTGGGTTCAATGCCGTAAAAGTCATTGCCGCTCCCTAATAAAAGATCGACAATACGCGAATAGGCGGCCATCACTTTAGTTCTGGTCAGCCCAACAAAGACTTTTGATCGAGCGCCGGCTTCCTGTAATTTAGCCAGTACATCCGGTTCATATTGGCCCATAAATTGACGCAGTGACGCCAGCCACTCATCTTCGGTTTCGCGCCTAGCATCTTTGTATTCTGTATACAATGCAGACAGTCGCGCACCGAGACTTTGCATCTCAATCGCTTGGGTACCGTCCGTATCTATCTCGTCTTCGTGCATTAATAGCCCACCACAGAGTCAACCGTTTTAAACCCGCGACTGCGCGCAATTTGAATGCGCGGTCGAGGCATAGAGCCGAGTCCGTGGAGGGCGACAGCGAACGCCATCACCCTATCATCATAACAGCCCGACTGCGCATTAAAAGCCCCTTTTTCATCGATCACATAAGTGCGACACTCATTGATCAATTCAATATCCGCAATGCCCGATTGCTCCAGTCTTAAAAGGCTGGCAAGGTTGTCGATAATTAACGGCTTAGTCTTCGAGGTGGTTAAAAAACCCCCGCGCTTGGTCTGCCTATCCGCATAGGCACCGTCTACCGTATGCTCAACAAATAAACTGGGGTATTCCAATTCCTGAAGCCGTCGTAATGTGGTCAAGCCGTGGTTATTGCGCTCCACTATCACATAGCCGGTATTCCAGCGTTTACCTAGTTCAGCGGTCAAATTACCCAACTCATAGGGGTCGATATGGCCATGCCAGCAGCCCACCTGGCGGCCCAAACTATCCAGTATTTGCACCACCGAATAATCCCCATGACTTAATCCCTCCGCCACATCCACCCCCAGACAATAGGTGTCGTCTTTTTGCGGTGAACACCACTCCCTATAATTACCTTTAGCATGGGGCGATAACTGGCCATTGCGAAAATCGCCCACAAAATCTGGTGTATAACATTCGCTTTCGGCGCTGCGTAAAAAGCGCTCTTCCACAAAACAGCGCCCACTGACACGAAACGCACTGAGAATATCGGCGGGGTACTCCTGATCAAAAATATCCGTACCCCCCAACTCGTCTAACTTAGATCGTCTAAACGCTAATTGGGCATCGTCTAATTGATACTGGGTGGCTAACTTATCCTCTTCTGAGGTGCGCTCAAAATAGGGATCCGGCTTTTTGCGGTACTCCGGCATCACATACCAAGGCACAAACACCGTAAGCCAATCGGTCTCACCGCGTATGGATTTCATCACCTGATCGTAAAACCAACCCCCAGCACCATTGGCTGTGGATTCCAGTATCACCTCGGATC